TGGCATCCAGCCTGTTCTGGATACGGTTATTTAGCCGGGGTTCGCCACCCATCTAAACCCTCTGCGTTACATTGAGTTAAGTAGCTCTTGTTTTCGTATTATCAAATATTACTTACTATTAATACTAATGATAAACCTTTCTCGGTGGGTTCTACCGAGGGGGCAAGCGCAGCCCAAAATGTGCAGTTCGTTGATGGTGATTCTCAATGGACTTATAATATCGATACTGATGCTGATGCTACAACTAAGTTGTCAGGATTTTCTGACGCAGATTTAGGATCGTTTTTGAGTCGGCCTCTAAAGATTCAATCTTATAAATGGACACCGAATGATGTTAACTTTTTCCATCAATTTAATCCATGGACAGATTTCTTTAGTAACTCAGATGTGTTAGATAAGATTAATAGATTCCGTAATTTACGATGTAACTTAAGACTTAAAGTTTTAATTAATGGTAACTCCTTTTATTATGGTCGAGCTATGTTGTCTTATAATCCTTATCTTGCTAATGATCAAGTGACTGTTAATCGGGGTTTTTTCCAACAAGATTTAATTCAAGCATCCCAAAAGCCACATTTGCTTATAGACCCATGCTCTTCTCAAGGTGGTGAGTTGTGTCTTCCATTTATTTGGCCCGAAAACATGTTGGATATTACCAATGTGGGTTGGGAAGAAGAAATGGGCAGATGTACTATACATGATTTTCATATATTGAAGCATGCAAATGGTGGTACTGATCCAGTTACAGTTAATGTATTTTGTTGGGCCGAGAATGTTACTTTATCTGTACCAACCACTTCCTCTGCTCAATCTGGACAGTCTATTGTGGATCAGGATGAATTTGGTTTTCCTAAATTCGAAGAACAAGCGAAGTATAATAATACTAGTGGATCAGGAGAATTTTCTCCAAATGGACTTATCAGTACACCTGCCTCAGCAGTTGCCAGTGCTGCTAACCAACTATCACAAATTCCAATTATTGGACCCTATGCTAAAGCTACCGGTATGGTGGCTGAATCATTGGGAAATATAGCAAAGGTATTTGGTTATGCTCGTCCTAATAATTTACAAGATACCCAACGTTATACACCGCGTTATATCGGTAATCTTGCTAATGTTGACACAGCTGAAACTTTAAATAAACTTTCTGTTGATTCTAAGAATGAACTTACTGTTGATACACGTGTCATGGGTTTGGGTGGTCATGATGAGATGACTATTCATTCTATTGCCTCACGTATGTCTTATTGGCGACAGTTTGATTGGCCGGAAAGCGCTGATTCAGATGATTTGCTGACTTCATTTCGTGTTACACCACTTTATACGCAAACACTTGGTACTTCTACTTTTACTGAGTATCACGCTACAGCCTTGGCTTTTGCTGGCACTCCTTTTGATTGCTGGCAAGGTTCTATTAAATTTAGGTTTAATGTAGTTTGTTCTGAATATCATAGAGGTCGTTTGCGTATTGTTTATAATCCGAAAGGTAATCCAGGTGGCGCAGTACCTTTTAATCAAACTTATTCTACTGTCATTGATATTACTGAATCTCGGGATTTTGAGTATGAAGTTAAGTGGACAGATGTACGAGCTTGGAATCGGTTAGATGGTATTGATACAGTTTCTCTGTCGCCTCTCCATGATGATAGTAGTCCTATAGCTCCTGTTGAAGGAGAAGATAATGGTACTTTATCAGTTTATGTTGTCAATGAGCTTGCTACACCTGGTACTGCTTCTGCTGATATCAAAGTTCAGGTTTGGGTTGCTGGTGGAGATGACATTGCTTTTTCTGTACCTACATCACGTAATATGAAGGATTTATCTTACTTTGTTGCTCAGGCAGAGATTGCGCCTATGGTGGATTCTGGTGATTCATCTAATGCACCAGGTAATGTTGAAGAAATACCTTCTTTCGCTCCATCAGCTCATATTCCCGATGATGATCAGTATTTGGTCTATCAAGGAGAGCGTATTGTGTCATTTCGTTCTTTGTTAAGGAGATATCAATATCACGACACAATGTTTCCCAAAGAATTTGGTACCGATGTTGCTCGTGTTATAGAGCAAACGCGTCCCTTTTTCCCTTGGTACAGGGGATGGGCAACTGATGGTTTTGATACTGCTCCTGTTTTTGGACAGCCTGATGCACCATATAGTTATTGCTCTAATACTTTACTGAATTATCTTACTCCTGCATTTGTTGGTTATCGAGGCAGTCTTAGATACAAGGCCATAGTTTCTGGTTTACCTAGGAATCAAGAGACGTCGACTTTATCAATAACTCGCGGAGATATGCTTGGTGGTTATTTTAATACTGTCGTAAACGTGCTCAGTTCAACTTTTACTAATAATCGACGCATTATGTGTAGGTTGAAATCTGCTGGTCTTGATGGAACTGTTATTACGCCAACATCTCAAAATCCTGTTGTGGAGTGGGAAATGCCATATTACACAATTGGTCAACGTTTTTCTCCTGCTCGTATGATTTCATTTTTGAATACAACATTACCAAATCCTTTTCATTTGGCATTTGATATTTTTGCTGATGGTCCTGAAACTGATAATGCTACACGCATTGATACTTATGTGTCCATTGGTGAAGATTTCACACTTGGTATGTTTGTAGGAGCTCCGATTATGTATAATTACATCAATCCAGTCGATTTTTAGGTTAAGATGATTTTTGGGTCAGATCATCTTACCCTCTGTCAAGGAAAAGACAATAACACCCGTCATTTGGACGTTTAAACAACTTTACGAAACTGTACATTCAGTTAGAATACCTCTCGGCGGACGAGAGGGGGGCTTTTACGTCCTCGG